CTCGACGACGTCATCGAGCCCGGCAGCATTCAGCGCGAGCCCGGCCAGCGCCACCAGCGCAACCTCGAACCGCCGGCCCCTGCACGTCTGGAGGTCATCGCCCTTCGTGATCCGCGCAACCCGATGGTCGTGCGTGGTGGCGACGTGCCCAGCGTTCTCGGAGAGATCGGCTCCTACGCCCAGGTCGTCCGGGAAGAGCGCCACCTTGCAGCACCAACCACGCCGGCCACCGTCACCGGTGAGTCAGCACTGCTCACCGCACACCTCGACTGGATCTGCACCAGGCCATGGGTCGACGAGCTCCACGATGCTCTCAAGACCGTGCGCTCGTTCCTTCTCGACGCCATCGGTGAACCGAAGGTCAAGCCCATCGGCCGGTGCCCGGTCATCCTCACGAGCGTCGAAGAGACCGACAACGGCCTGGTCGAGACGAACGCGCCTTGCGAAGGACCGTTGTTCCCCGACCGATGGGGAGCGATGCGTGTCACATGCGCAGCGTGCGGCGAAGTCTGGGACGAAGACTTCATCGACCGCGCAGCGAGAATCATCGAACACGGTGCTTGACATGCGACACGCCCGGCCGGATCATTGGACCCGAACAGTCATGCCCGCAGTCAGCCACACGGCGCTGCGGGCGTTGTCGTTCAGGTCGTCAGGACTTCTTCCGAGTCACAGATGCAACCTGCTCGACCGCGAACATCGCGACGGTGCCATTGCCATCGTCAAACCACACGAAGCCCGCGTGAACACCCACCGTTCCGCTGGCCGTTACCTCGACTTCGTCGCCGTTCTTCCCCTGCACAATGAATGTCGTCATTGCCGCAGGTTACGCCGAACATCCGACGCCCCGCGTGCCCGCTGGAGAGGCTGATGCCTGCCGCCCCTTGCTCTCACTGTGGCACCCCCCACCTCACTGCCGGCGGACTGTGCCCCGACTGCAAGCTCGAGCGCGACCAGCGCCGAGGCCAACGCGAACAGCAGCGCCGAGGGACCACCACTCAGCGAGGCCGCGGCTGGCAGCACCAGAAGCGAGCAGCTGCACTGCGCACCGAAGCCGAAGCCAAGGGCCTGCCGTGCCACCTGTGTCAGCGCCCCATCGACTACCGCCTCCGCAAGCCCAACCCTTGGGCCTTCGAGGCCGACCACCTCGACACCGATCCGCTCGGACCGCTGGCCCCGGCGCACTCCTACTGCAACGGATCGAAGGGCAAGCCCGCCTGACCGTCACGCAACGTGACGGGGGTGGGGAGGATCCCCTTCGGCCGGGGGCTCCTGACCGGCGTGGGCTCTCCGCACACACGCGCTCAACCCACAGACCCCCTCTCGCCGAGGCCCTGACCGTCACGCAAGGTGACGGTCGACTCCTAGGAGGTGGCCGCAATGGCCTCACCGAAGCGGAAGCCCGCCACGCTCAAGCTCGTCGAAGGGCGCGGCAATGGCCGTGACTCTGGCGGGCGGAAGGTCCAAACCCCGCCGCCGTTCAGGCGCATCCCGCCGACCGCCCCGGACTTCCTGGACGGTGAGGCGCGGGCGCTGTGGGAGCGGGTCGTGCCGGAGTTGGCTCGACTGGACCTGGTCAAGCCGATCGATGCTGAGGCGCTGGCGGCGTACTGCTTGACCTGGCAGCGGCTGGTCGATGCGCAGGCGATCATCGCCGCCGAGGGTCTGCTGTCGACGAACTCGCAGGGCCGTGTGCGCCACCCGGCTGTAGCGGTTGTCGAAGCCGCGTCGAAGGATCTGCGTGCGTGGGCTGCTGAGTTCGGCTTGACGCCTTCGGCCGAGTCGAAGTTGAAGGCGCCGGAGGCCGGCGATGGCGACGCGAACCCGTTCGCCTAAGTCGCCGGGGCTGCCTTCTGAAGCCGAGCTGAAGCGGCTGAAGCTCAGTCCCGAGGTTGCCTGGTACCTGATCGACCGCGGCATCGGCTTGCCGGACTGCCCGCCGAAGATCAAGACGCCGGAGCCGCGCACCGTCCGTGGGGCGAAGTTCGACCCTGAGCGGGTCGACAAGGTGCTGCTGGCGTTCTCGATGCTGCGTCACACGCAGGGCAAATGGGCTGGCCGGCCGTTGAAGCCGGATCCGTGGCAGGTGGCCTACATCCTGGCCCCGGTGTTCGGCTGGGTGCGGTTCAGCAAGGACGCGGGCCGCTGGGTGCGGATCATCTCGTCGCTGTACGTCGATGTGCCGCGTAAGAACGGCAAGACGACGCTGGTCGGCGGCATCTCGATCTACCTGACGTGCGCCGATGGCGAGCAGGGTGCGCAGGTGGTGTGTGCGGCCACAACGAAGGACCAAGCGCGGTTCCTGTTCGCGCCGGTGAAGACGCTGGCGGAGAAGTCCCCGGCGCTGAAGCCGCACGTCAAGACGTTCACGAACAAGATCGTTCATCCGGCATCGGGCTCGTACTTTGAGCCGGTGTCGAGTGTGGCCGAGGCCCAGCACGGCGCGAACCTGCACGCGTTCGCCGTGGACGAGCTGCACATCCACAAGACGCCGGACATGGTCGAGACGCTGGAGACCGGTACCGGGTCGCGTGACCAGCCGCTCGGGGTGATCATCACCACCGCCGACGATGGCCGGCCAGAAACCATCTACGCCCGTAAGCGCCAAATGATCGAGTCGCTGGCCAAGGGCACGATCAAAGACCCGTCGACCTACGGCGTGGTGTGGGCTGCTGACGCCACCGATGACCCGTTCTCGATTGAGTCGCAGCGCAAGGCGAACCCCGGCTTTGGGATCAGCCCGACCGCGGCGTACCTGGAGCGGGCGAGCAAGAAGGCGCAGAACAGTCCGGCCGAGTTGTCGGCGTATCTGCGGCTGCACCTTGGGATTCGGACCAAGCAGCAGACCAAGTTCCTGAACCTGCCGGATTGGGATTCGGCGGCTGGCCTGGTCGATGAGGCTTCGCTGGCTGGCCGTTCGTGCTTCGGCGGCTTGGACTTGGCGTCGGTGTCGGACGTGACGGCGTTGTGCTGGCTGTTCCCGGCCGATGAGGGTTTCGACGCCCTTTGGCGGTTCTGGATTCCTGAGGCCGCGCTCGATGCGATGGACAAGCGCACCGCCGGCGCGGCGTCGGTGTGGGTGCGTGAGGGCTGGCTGACGACCACTCCGGGCAACGTCACCGACTACGACTTCGTGCGCGCCACCATCAACACCGACCGTGAACGGTTCGACGTTCAGCGCGTGGCCTACGACCGCTGGGGCTCGTCGAAACTGGTGAACGAGCTGGTCGAGGACGGCGTTCCGCTGCTCCCGGTGGGGCAGGGCTTCCGCGACATGACTGCTCCGATGAAGGAGATCCAGCGCCTCGTGCTGGGCTCCACCACTCGCAAGCCGTTGCTGCGTCACGGGGGCAACCCGGTGATGCGGTGGATGGTCGACAACCTCGCCGTTCGTACTGATCCGAGCGGGAACGTGAAGCCGGACAAGGACCGCTCAGGAGACAAGATCGACGGCGTTTCGGCGCTGGCCGATGCCATGCACGCCGCTCTGGCCGTTGAGGCCGAACCGACCTACGAGTCCGCTGTCTTCGTGTGAGAGGAGCGCTTCGTGCTTGATCTCATGCAGGCAGTCGGCTTGGTCAAGACGCTCCACAATCGCCTCGAGGAGCGTCAGGACGACGCCGAGAGGTTCAGGTCGTACTACCGAGGCGATCACCCGCTGGTCTTCGCGACGCCAGAGTTCAAGGCGGCGATGGGCGGCCTCTTCAACGGCTGGTCGGACAACTGGTGCGGCGTCGTCGTCGACTCGGTCGCCGAGCGCCTTCAGGTGGTGGGCTTCCGCGGCGCTGACGACAGGGACTCGCATGCCGCGTCGTGGGACATCTGGCGTCGCTCGAATGCCGATGCCGACCTGAACCCGGCACTGGTGGATGCGCTGGCGGTTGGCCGTTCGTCGGCCATCGTCTGGTACCCCGAGGCTGATGGCGAGGCCCCACAGATCACGTTCGAGTCGCCGACCCAGGTGATCGTGGCCTATGCGCCTGGTTCGCGCCGTAAGCGCTTGGCGGCGCTCAAGGCGTGGCGAGAGGACTCGAACGAGTTCGCCACGCTCTACACCGAAGACGAGGTGTGGAAGTTCCAGCGGCGCGTGAACGACCGCAGTTGGCTACCCCGCCAAGCCCTGGAGGACGACACGTGGCCCCTGGAGCACTCCTTCGGGGCGGTGCCAGTGGTCGAGCTGCGGAACATGCCCGACTTGTTGGGCAACGCGTACAGCGAGATCGCGAAGGTGGTCCCGCAGCAGGATGCGATCAACCTGATGTGGACGCACGTCATGACGGCATCCGATGCCGCGGCGCTACCTCAGCGAGTGATTATCGGGGCGGAGATCCCGAAGGTGCCTGTCGTCGGGGGTGACGGCAAGGTCTCAATGCGGCCTGCCGGCCGCGAGGAGATCGAGAAGTTCCGGCAGAACCGCATGGGTTGGATTCCCAGCAAGGATGCGAAGACCGGCGAGTGGTCCACGGCGAACATGGATGGCCTGCTCAAGACCATCGAGAAGCTCGTGCTACACGTCGCCGCACAGTCGAAGACGCCACCACAGTACATGCTCGGCAACATCGCCAACCTGAACGGCGAGGCGCTGACGGCTGCCGAGACCGGGCTGGTGTCGAAGGCCCGTGAGCGCCAGGTCGACTTCGGCGATCCTCTGCGCGAGGTCATGCGCCTGGCGCACCTGGCCAACGATGACCCCGAGGCCGCGCGCGCAATCGCCGGCGGCTCTGTGGTGTGGCGCAACGCCGAGCACCGCAGCCTGGCTGAGCTGGTCGATGCGCTCACGAAGCAGATGGCGATCGGTGTGCCGATGGTTGCGCTTTGGGAGCAGTTGCCGGGCGTCGACCAGACCGAGATCGCGCGCTGGCTTGACCTGCGCGGAGCGATGGCCGCCACGTCTTCGTCGTCGTCAGATGGGGGAGGCGACCGCGTGAAGTCTCAGGCCGACGCGCTAGGTGCGCTGATCCGTGCGGGCGTGGAGCCAGTGGTGGCCGCCCGCGTAGTTGGTCTCGATGTCGACTTCACCGGAGCGGTCCCAGTCTCGCTGCGCCTCCCGACTGCTGACGCGACCCGCCTCGAAGGCTGATGACTTCCCGCACGCAAGGTGCGGGCCAACCTCTCGCAAGGAGAGAACCCACCATGAAGCGCACCATCCGTAGGACCCTGCCCGCACCGCGCGCCATCCTCGGCTTCCGCCAGGACGGTCGACCCATCTACCCGATCCTCGGAGCCTCTGAAGACGACTCGTCGAATGACGACGGCGGGGCCGACGGGGATGACGGTGCAGCCGTCGACGACGGCAGCGGCGACGACGGGAAGCCGGATCCCGCTGCTGCGCAGAAGAAGGTCAATCGCGACCTGGAGCGCAAGCTCAACGAAGCCCGCCGCGAGATCGACCAGCTCAAGGCCACCGGCAAGCCGGCCGGCCAGGGCGACGATGGCGAGCCCGACGTCGAGAAGCTCGTCGAGACCCGGGTCAAGGAGCAACTGACTGAGGCGCAAAAGCGCGCCGACGCCCGCGTACTCCGCTCGGAGATCAAGGCCGCTGCCGCTGGCAAGTTGGCCGACCCCGCAGACGCCCTGGCCTTTCTGGATCTGTCCTCTTTCGAGGTCGATGCAGACGGGTCGGTCGACGAGCAGGAGATCGCGGAAGCGATCGATGACCTGCTCACCCGCAAGCCCCACCTCGCAGCGCAAGGCGGCAGGAGCAAGGGCAGCGCAGACGGCGGACCTCGGAACGAGGACACCGGAGCGCAGACCGTCGAGGACTGGATGAAGACCTTCGGCGGTCGCTGACCACACCATCCCTGCCCCGTCCTGGGGCGCTGATCAGGAAGGCCTGAGATGCCGAACACCCTGAACAACGCCACCCTCACCAAGGTGGCCACCGCGGCGATTGCCGCGCTGTACCAGAACGTCAACACCCTGCCCACGCTGCGCCGTGACATCGGCGACGCGCTCTCTCGCGGCGAGGGCGACACCGCCCGCGTCCGCATCGACCCGACGGTCGCCGCGACCAACTTCGCTGGCACGGCGAACGCTGCGGACCTGACGGAGAAGTTCGTCGACGTGAAGGTCGACCAGCAGCCGAACAGCCAGATCACCCTGACGGCGAAGGAACTGACCTTCGGCGTGAAGGACCTGGCTACTCAGGTCATCGCCCCTCAGATGCGTGGCTTGGCTGAGTACGTGGACACGTTCCTCAACACCAAGCTCGTCCTCGCGGCCCCCTCGGCGGCCGTCGGCGGCGCGCTGACCTCGGCGACGAAGGTGCTCGTGGCTGGCCGCAAGGCCCTCAACGACACCAAGACGCCGTTCGGTGAGCGGTACTGCGTCCTCACCTCGGCTGACGCCGCAACTCTGCTGGGCATCACGGGCCTGCTCGACGCCTCTCAGACCAACGACCAGGGTCTGGCGTGGCGTGAGGGCTTCCTCGGCCGCAAGTTCGGCACCGACTTCTACGAGTCGCAGTTCGCCACCACCTCGGTCATGTACCACTCGACCGCGGTTCCCGTGGCGTTCGCTGCTCCTGCGCAGCCGCTCGGCGGTGCGGTGTCGGGCACGGCCGCGTGGGACGGCATCGTCGCTCAGACGATCGCTGGCTGGGACAACGGTTCGCTGTCGAACAAGATGACCGCGCACCTGCTGTTCGGCGCCAAGGAGAACCTTGACGGTGGCGGCGCCGGCACCGGTAAGCGTGCCGTGAAGCTGTCGTTCGCGGCGGTCACGGGCATCTGACGCTTTCTCTCACCCACCGGGCCTGAAAGCCGGTGGGTGAGGGTGGGCGCCAGATTGGCCCCGGACGAAAGGGGAATGCCATGACCGTCGAGCTCGAGTCCGAACAGGAAGCCCGCCTCACTCGCCTCCGCGAGTGGTACTCCTGGGACGAGATCGCCGAGATGCACTCACACGACGAGAACACCGTCGCCTGGTGCAAGCAGCAGGACGGCGCGACGCCGGAGAAGAAGAGCGACGCACCCAATCTGCCCGAAGGCGCACCGAAGGCCAGCGGCTCGAAGAAGGACTGGGTTGCGTTCGCGATCGAGCAGGGTGTCGACGCGGCTGAGGCAGAGGCCTTGACGCGCGACCAACTCGTGGAGCACTTCACCGTCCAGGCCTGACCTGATCGTCCCCCGGCTGCGGGAGGGGAAGCCCGTGGCCGGGGGCAACAACTGAACACCAGGGTTGAGGGAGGTCGCGGTGCCAACGACTTCGCACAAGACCACCGTCGACCCGGCCGGTAGCCCGGTACGCGTCGTCACCAATGCAGGCGTGGATTCTGGCGCTGAGCAGCAGGTCGTCACGCTTGCCGATTCTTCGGGGGCGTTTCACGGCGTCTCGGGTAACCCAGTTGTTGTGACCCCGTCGGGCACCGTCGTCGTTGGCGGCGCTGTTGATGTGTCCGGCTCCGTGGTGAGCGTGACTGGCTCGACCGTCGCGATTGCTGGCACGGTGCCGGTCTCTGGCCCACTGACCGATGCTCAACTCAGGGCCACTGCGGTCCCGGTTAGCGGCACGTTCTGGCAAGCCACGCAGCCGGTCTCCGGGCCCTTGACCGACACCCAACTTCGTGCCACGGCTGTGCCTGTGACAGGGACTGTTGGTGTTTCGGGCACCGTTCCAGTCTCGGGTCCACTCACGGATACGCAACTGCGTGCTTCCGCGGTCCCGATCGCTGGCACGGTCGGCGTCTCCGGGACTGTGCCGGTCTCCGGTCCGCTGACTGATGCGCAGATTCGGGCCACGGCTCTGCCGGTGTCGGGGACGTTCTGGCAGGCCACCCAGCCGGTCAGCGGCCCCTTGACTGACACACAACTGCGGGCTACCGCCGTGCCGGTGTCGGGTCCGCTGACCGATGCACAACTGCGGGCTACCGCCGTGCCCGTGTCCACGCCTCGCCCCGCGACGGGCGCTCTGTCGAACGTCGCCGGAACGACCACGTCGGGCACGATCCTCGCCGCGAACACTGCCCGCGTAGGGGCCACGATCTGGAACGACTCGACGGCGATCCTGTACCTGCGTCTGGCGTCGGGCACGGCTTCGGCCTCGGCCTGCACGGTGAAGTTGATCGCGGATGCGTACTACGAGGTGCCGAACGGGTATGCGGGTGTAATCACCGGGGTGTGGGCTTCGGCTGCCGGGTTCGCCCGCGTGACGGAGTTGACCTAGCCATGCCGCTCTATCCACCGCCCACGGCTGGCGGCTCCGGCTATAACCGGGTCCTGATTCGGGGACAGCGGTTCGTCATCGGCCGCCAGTCCACCGGGACAACGAAAGTCCTGACGACCGCTTCTGGGCATGGGCTCCAGGTCGGAGACACGATCAAAGCCGCTGGGCCGATAGGCGGCACCGGTTACACCGGGACCTACGTCCTGACGGGCGTCACCACAACGACGCTCACCTACACAGGTGGTGCGTCGTCCACCGAGGGGCTCACGGACTGCGCGGGCACGGTCGGCTGGGCGACTCCGCTGACGCAGCGCTCCGACATGGTGATGTACAGCCCAAACATCCGCGGGTCCGACGTGAGTAGTCAGACGCAGATCAGCCCGTTCGGACAGTGGCCGAACCCCGACCCGGGCGTTTCTATCGCCCCACTGTCCACGAGTGTGTTCGCCAACTCGTTCACCGACTACGAGACGATGAAGACGACACCGATCGTCATCCCCGAATCGGGCGTGACGTACACGTCGATCAGTTGCCGCATTCAGGCGGTGTCCACGTTGGGTGTGGTGCGGTTCGGCATCTACGGCAACGGTGGCGGCGACATCGCCCCGTCTCGACTCCAACAGGACTTCGGCACGACCATCCTGCTCGGCGGCGGCTTCGCCTACTCGATCGCGCTCGCGATTTCGTGGACGCCCGACGAGGCGGGGGTGTACCACCTGGCGATGTGCTTCCAGGGCGGCAACGGCACGCCGGGGGCTCAGGAGGTTCTTCTGTCCCCGCTGAATCACTTGTCGTTCGGTGCGGTGCCGTTCATTCAGTCTTATCAAGTCGCGGGCGTCACGGGGGCGCTTCCGCTCATTCATGGTGGTGCGACGCCCACAAACCGGGACCGTTGCCCCGCGATCAGGTTGGGGCGCTGACATGGAACGCCTGATCATCCAAGACGGCACCCCCTACCTCGACGGCGTGGCAATCACCCTTGCCGAAGCGCAAGCGTGGGCCGAGTCCGACCCGCAGATGGTGGCCGAGCGTGATGCGAGCATTGCCCGCACCGCAGTCCTGGCGTCCCTGACCGACCCGCTCGTGCCGAAGACGGTCACAGGCTCCACGGTCGCGGCTGTGAAGGCATCGGCCGACGCTGCGGTCAAAGACATTGCCGCACAGACCGAGGCACGCCTGGCGGCAGTCGCAGACGTTCTCGGGACCTAGCCATGACCCTGCTGCTGCTCTGGAATCAGGGCGGCCCGGGGGGCGTCACCCCGAACGGCGTTACTGCCGGTGAAGGAGCGACAAGCACTGGCGGGCAGCAGGCCGCCACCTTGACCGCGCCGAACGGATCGCCGGCCACACGCAACCCGGGCTTCGACCCGGCTTCATTCACGCTCACCGCCGCATCTGGCGGCGGCTCCTCGTCCACGCCTTCGGGCTCGGCATCGTCTGGAAGTTGGGGAGGTGGCGTAGGTGGACAGGTTGGTGCGTAACCTCGCCGGAACCATCACGCTGTACCTGCGTGACGATGACGGTGGCCTGGTCGATGCGACCGGCAACGTGACTCTGACCGTGAAGAACGCGATCGGCACGACGATCGCATCGGGCACTGCCACCCGGGCGAGCCTGGGGACGTACACATTCACTCTCACCGCAGCGAACAACGCTGTCCTGGACACCTACGAGGTGACGTGGACTGCGACGGTCAATGGGCAGGCCGGTTCCTACGTCACCCGGCACGAGGTTGTGGGGGCGCACCTGTTCGGTGTGGCTGACCTGCGCACCTACGACACATCGATGACCGCCGCCACCTACCCCGGTGCCGATGTGCGCAAGGCGCGCGACGAAGCCACCGACCAGCTCGAGCGCCCCGGCTCCACATTCGGGTCGCTCCGCGGAGTGCGCGTCACCCTCGACGGCTCAGGCACCGACACTCAGCGCATCCCGCACACGCTGGCCGCAACGGTCCTGTCCTGCACCGTGGACGGCACGACGATCAGCCCAGCGAACATCGCGGTGTACGGCGACGGCCGCCTGGTCCTGCCGAACGGGGTGTGGAACTACGGCACGCGCAATGTGGTGCTGCACTACGAGGCGGGCTGGACCAACGTCCCCCCGCCCCTCGCCACCGCGGCAATGATCCTGGCCCGCGAACGCCTGGTGCAGAACACCGCCGCCGGATCGATGCGCGCCACCGCTCAGATCACCGGGGACTTCGCGTTCCGCCTGACGATCCCTGGCCGCGACGGCTGGACCGGTATCCCGCAGGTCGACGAAGCGATCCGCGAGTACCTGTTCCCTGACGGCAAGGCCTGACGTGCCCACCGCGAATCGTTGGACCGCCGCGTTCGACGCACAGAACGGACTCAAGGCGCTCATCGATTCCCTGGGCGTTGTGAATGTGCCGGTGTTCCTGGGATACCCCAGCACCGATGCCCTGCCCCGCGAGTGGATCTGCGTGGCGGGCAAGGTTCCCGCCGCACCGAAGCAGCAGGTCGAATCCGGCATCCCCGGTCGCGGCCAAGACGAGCAGTTCACTCTCGCGGTATTGATCTCGGTGTCGATGTCCACCGCTGACTACGCACCCATTGCCGCCCGCGCTGACGAGATCGCCCGCACGATTCGCGCCGCGCTGGTCACCGCCCCGAACTACACCCTCGGCGGCAACGTCAACTGGTGCGCGATCACCGACCACGACGCCCAAGAAACCTACGGCGAGCAGTCGCAGCGCGGCCTCGACCTGTCCCTCGAAGTCACCTGCCAGGCCAACATCACCTAGGAGTCCCGCATGAAGATCGTCGTCCCCGAGGACGTTTCCGGCACCTGCATCGTCAATGGCAAGCGCGCCGACTTCGAGGTGAAGGCCGGCAGCCACAGCTCGAAGAGCCACGACGACATCGACGTCTTCCAGCACCTGGTCGATGCAGGACTGGCGACCGACCCCGACGCCCTGGCCGCGGTGGATGGCCGAAACACCAGGCCCACGCCCAGGACCAAGTCGCGCAAGCCCCGAGGGGCACGAAAGCCCCAAGCGTCTCCGACGGAAGCCTCCGCCGGAGACACCGACCCCATCGCTGCCGCGTCTGTGGCTGACGAGAAGGAGTAACCATGTCTGTCCTCGCCAACCTTGACCAGGCCGGTGTCGCGATCCAGACCGCGAAGGGCACCCCGAGCGCCAACCCCGTCTTCGGGCACGGTGTTCGCGGCGGTGCGATTGTCGACGTGACCATGGATCAGACGCTGGAAGATCGCACCTCCAGTCGTCGGGTCGCCCCGGGCGCGAACCGCAACGCGGTCGTCCCTATCGGGAACTTCACCTGCCGCGCACACCCCCGGTCCATCGGGGCCTACTTGTACGCAGTCCTCGGCGGCAAGGGCGTCACTGGCGCTGGCCCCTACACGCACACGTTCACTTACGCCGACCTCCTGCCATACCTGTCGATCTTCGGCAAGACCACCTCCCCGTCGCAGATCAGCCGCGTCTCCGACTTGAAGATCAGCGAGCTCACGATCTCGTGGAACGAGAACCAGCCGGTCGAGGTCAGCATCAACGGCATCGGCTGCGTCCTGACGATGGACGGCACCATGACGCCGACCAACGACGAGACGGCCACCGCGCTGGCGAACTACTTCATTCCCGCTGGCGGCACCTTCCAAGCTTCGGCCATCACGGGAACCCCTGCGCCTGCAAAGATCACCGGCGGTTCGATCAGCTTCAAGACCGGGGTGAACCCGAAGACCATCTCCGGCACCGTCACGCCGGACGACATCGACGAGGGCAACCTCGAGGTCGAGGTGTCCCTGACACTGGTCCCGGACAACGACGCCGACTGGCAGGCCATCGTCACTGGCGCGACCGGAGGCACCGCGATCACGCCGAACGTGCAGTACGGCTCGGCGAACATCACCTTCGTCGAGAACAACGGCGGCACCGCCTCCCTGAACTTCAACGCGCTGCGCATCCCGTTCAGCCCCTCCGGCCTGGAGGCCAACCCCTCCGGTGGCGGCATGACGCTGGCCATTGCTGGAACTGCGGTTCAGCCGGTGGCCGGTGGCACCCCGATCACCGTGACCCTTATCAACAGTCAGGTCTCGTACTGAGCCTGACCACCGCTTGCTGACCTTCGACCGGACGGGAACCCCGGCATGAAGTTCGACCTGGAAGTTCGTTACCTCGACGACGACACGAAGGCTCACCCGGTAGTGGTTGGACTGGCGGACCAAGCCCGCTGGTGCGACCACACCGGGGAATCCTCCATCGCGCCACTGCTCAATGACGTGTTCAACTTGGGCTGGGCCTACGTCGCATGGGCGGGCCTGACCCGCACTGGCGCGACATCGCTTCCCTACGAAGAGTGGGAGGCGACCGTTTCGGCCGTGTCCCTGGTGCGCCAGAGCCCGGGAAAAGCACCAGCGAAGTCGACCGCGAAGTCGCGGCGCTCTGGCACCGCACGGGCATAAGCCCCCCTGATCTGCTGGCCACGCCCCCCGGGGTGATGCAGGCGATTTGCGACCTGCTCGATGAGCAGGACCGGGTGCAGGCCGAGTTCGCTGAGCAGCGCCGCCTTCAAGCACTTCAGGACCAGGCGCTGGCCACCGCTCGATCGATGGGCATCAGGAGGTAGCGATGGCGCAACTGTCGCGTCCTTCCGGTGCCGGTTCGTCGGGGGTGTGGCAAGCCGAAATCGCGGTCGAGGGGCTCCGCGAAACCACCGAGCTGCTGGCCGCGTTCGCACCCAAGGCCAAGAAGCAGTTCGCGGCACGGCTCGCCGCAGCTGCCGATGAGGTGGCCAAGCAGGCCCGCTCCAATACCCCCGTCTCCCTCGCAGGTGGCGGGGGTTCTGCTCGTAAGGGCATCGAAGTCAAGCGCGGTGGTGACAAGCGCGCACGCTTCGGATTCCGCGTCGTCCAGACCGACATCGGTGGCGCGATCATCGAGTGGGCCGGCAACAAGTCAGACGGCAAGACGCCGCAGAGCCGCAGGATGATCGCCACCCTCCGCTCCCGTTACGGCCCTGCACCCCGCTTCATGTGGAAGGCGTGGGACCAGACCAAGGCCAAGGTGCTGCACGACGTCGGTGTGGCCATCGCCCAGGCCGAGCAAGACCTTCAGGCCGCGTTCGATCAGGGCGCCTCTTCCACCATCAAGTCCCGACCGCGGAAGGGGTGACCCATGGCCATCAGCATCAACGTCGTCGGCAACTTCGACAGCAAGGAGATCGACCGCGCGCAAAAGCGCCTTGACACCCTGCGCACCGCTGCCGAGCGATCCGCTAAGGGCCAGATGGGCGCCTGGGACAAGGCGGCGGGGAGCATCAAGAAGTACGACCGTCAGATGACGGTCGCCGGCCTCGCCGTCGTTGCAGGTCTTGGCCTGTCAGCCCGTGCCGCTGAAGAAGCCAACCAGGCCAACGCGCGCCTGGAACAGGTGTTCCGCTCGATGGGTGACGCATCAGGCGAAGGCGCCGCTCAGGCCGAAGCGCAGGCCGATTCCCTGTCACGACTAATCGGGGTTGACGACGAGGTCATCAAGGCCGCCCAGGCCAAACTTGCCACGTTCTCCGCCGTCTCCGATGAGGTCGCGCGCCAGAACGGGATCTTCGAGCGAGCGACGAAGGCCACAGCAGACCTTGCGGCAACGGGCTTCGGTGACATGGCTTCGGCATCGGTGATGCTGGGTAAGGCGCTCCAGGACCCCATCAAGGGCATCAACGCGATGTCGCGGGCGGGCGTTACGTTCACCGCCGCGGAGAAGGACAAGATCAAGACGCTCGTCGAATCTGGCCGCACCCTCGATGCGCAGCGCATGATCTTGGACGCGCTGGAGAAGCAGGTCGGTGGAGTCGCGGAGGCATCTGCCACGAGCTCGGCAAAGTTCAAGGTGTCGGCCGGTGAGTTCCAAGAGGCCATCGGCCAGCAGGTGCTCCCCGCATTCGATGGCCTGCTCAAGGGTGGCTCGGCCGCACTGGATGCTTTCGGCGAACTCCCCGATGGCGTGCAGCAGACCGCCGTCGCGCTGACGGGCATGGCCGCGGCCGGGCTGATCGCAGCCCCCCGCATCGTTGACACCATCAGCGCGATGCGCGACCTCAGCACCATGACTGCGGGCGCCCGGGGGGCACTGACATCGGCCTCATCCGTACTGATGGGCCCGTGGGGTGTGGCCATCGCCGGCGGTGCGGCGCTCCTCGGCGTCTTTGCTGCACAGCAGGGCGGGGTGAAGCAGGAAACGGAGTCGTGGACGCGCTCCCTCACCTTCCAAGGTGACCAGCTCGACGCGAACGGGCGGAAGATCCTGGCCCAGCAACTCGCGCAAGAGGGTCTGCTCGACGTCGTCGACGAGCTGGGCATGAGCGAAGCCGCGTTCCTGGACATTGTTCAGCGCGGCGGACCGCAACTAGACGCCTTGCTCGATCGCATCGTGGACAACAAGTCGGCGGCGGAAGAGTTCGGCGTCGGCGCCTTCGCCGCCAAGGGCGGCCTGGACGCCTTCGCAAAGTCAGCCGAACTGGGGTCGAGCGCTCAGGACGGGCTCAGC